GAACTTCTGAGACCAACTACCATCTATGCTCGTCTAATCCAGCATCTATTGGATGAAGTTCCTATCCTAGGCATGGCACACATTACAGGTGGAGGACTACCTGAGAACCTTCCACGATGCCTTCCAGAAGGTCTTACCGTTGATGTTGATTATGGTGCTTGGGAGAGACCAGAAATCTTCAATAAGATCCAGAAGGCAGGAGACATTTCTGAGGAAGAGATGCGTAATGTATTCAACTGTGGTATTGGATTCTGTTTAGTGGTCCCACAAGAGGTTGCAACACTAACTCAGAACTTGATTGCTGATACTCCACATGGCATGAGGTCTTGGATTATTGGAGAGGTGGAATGAGCAGAGGATGCTGTGGTGCTGGATGTCCCGATTGTCCATTCAGACCTGTTGATCCAAGAAAAAAAGTATGATATACTAAAGGCCTGCTGATTTTTTTATATGCACGGAAGTCTTGAACCAGAAGATCGAGTAATGGATTCCCCATCTGTTTATGAACAAGTTTCTCTTCTTGCTCAAAAATACGGATGGGAAGAAGGTGATAAGATTGTAGTTGAAATGGCAGGAACACAAGTTTCTGGTATTGATGTTGGTGAAGTTTATAATAAGAAATGGCAATCCCCTATTGGTACTCGTAAGTATAATAAAGATGCATTCATTGTAATTAAAAATCTCTCAAGAGATTCCTTTGAGTCTTCTCAACCTATGGGTAGAGAACACAAACCACATCATCTTAAAACTGAAAAAGAACTTGCTGCTGAAATTAAGCAGGAAGATGATAAAAAAATGTATGATACATATAGCAAATAAATACAGTTATAATTTTTTAAAAACTTTTCAACCTAAATAAATTTCAATTATTATGTTCAAAATATATTCTAAGGACGGATGTCCTTACTGTACTAAAGTGCAACAAGTATTACAATTGGCAGAACTAAAGCATATTGTATATAAACTTGGTGTAGATTATAATCGTGAAGAATTTTATTCTAAATTTGGAAATGGATCAACCTTCCCTCAAGTCATAACAGATGAAGAGTATATTGGAGGTTGTACCGAAACTGTCAAGTATCTTAGAGAGCAAAAATTGGTCTAATGGAACAAAACCTCATCGACATCTACGATCTTATTGAACATGCTATTGACAATGCCTTTGAGGGACAAATGAATTTAAAATTTTATGACTATCTAAAAACGACAAAAGTTAAAAAACATGAGATAGATCATTTTATTGAAAGTTCAACAGCCGCCGAACTTAGTGAAATCACTATTGATCTTGATGAATATCTTGCTGGTGGTGCTGACAATGAGCATAAACAACTACGCGAAGGTTATGGACATATTCCTAAACCACAAGCAAGAAAAATTAAAACATATTTGTATGGCATCTTAGAAGATGCATGGAGGTACAGTCGTGATAGACGACCTGGACGAAGAAAAAAGCAATCTAAATAATTCTGAAACCAACATCAACCGTGGAGTTGAGTTGTTGTTACGCAACAGGAGAAGTAAACCAGATCCGCCAAAAACTTTTCAGATAAAGTTTGGTAATATGGTCGCTCTTTTCCGAAGAGAGATTGTTTTTCACTTAAACTTTTATCTGGATATTAGAAAGAAATAATTTCTGGAGTAAAAACATGTTAGCAGTAACACTTACGATTGGAACTCTTGTTTCAATTATGTTCTTTTTTGTAGGAGGTGTGATAGGATGGTTAGCGAAAGATCATATATACCAGACTCAACCCGTCTATATGCATCCAGAGATGTTTGATGAGAATGGAAACGTTCTACCAGATGAAATTTTAGCAGTACGATTTGAAAACGATTATGACCACGACGAAGAAGAAAGTGACGACGACTAAAGAAAAATCTACAACAACTAGATCAACAAAAATTGAAGTGTTGCCAACAAACCCATTTGTATATGAAGTTTTGGAATTGGCATCAAAACAAAGATCGAAAGCAAAAAAAATTCAGGTACTTAAAACCTATGAACATATCTCTTTAAAATCTATTTTTGTTTGGAATTTTGATCAGAGTATTGTAAGTCTTCTTCCTCCAGGAGATGTTCCTTATGGAGATGCTGAAGAACAAACTGTTTATTCTGGAAGTCTTTCAGAAAACATTTCAAAAGAAGCAAAGGGAGGTGAATCTGCAACAGGACAAGATCTTGATGGTAGAGGGAAAACATCTCTTCGCAGAGAATATCAAAACCTATATCATTTTGTGAAAGGTGGTAACAATAATATCAATAGTATTCGTAGAGAGATGATGTTCATTAACCTTCTGCAAGGTCTTCATCCAAAAGAAGCTGAAGTTTTAATCCTTATTAAAGATAAAAATTTAACTGATAAGTATAAAATTACTTTGGATATTGTAAAAGAAGCATATCCCGATATTCAATGGGGAGGTCGCTCCTGATGACAAGTCAATTAGACGAACGTCCTAAAAAAACAGAGGAAAAAGAAATGGCCAATTATGGGTCAGAGGAAATTGGAATTAATCCATCTGATTATGATTGTCAGATTCTTCTTGAGAAGACAACGATTGAAATTGCAAATGATAAATCGTTTCCTACAGATGCAAGACTTGTCTGGTATATTGTTGATGGAGTAAAGTGTGTAGACCTTACTCGTTGCAATAAGGTATCAAAGATGTTTGATATGTATTATGATCGATATGGTAAAGGTTCTGTGCAAAGAATTGATTTTGGGTATGGGTCAATCAATCCTAAACTTTGGGGTAATAAACCAAAAAGGGAAAAGGAGAAGAAAAGAAAATGAATGAAGATCAAATTAAAAATCAAATTAATGAATTGATTAAAGATGAGATTCAAGAAGTTATCAATGAGTATGTTGATGCTAAAGATGAGACAAGTAAATCTGGTGTTGGATTTGTATTGAGTGACGATGATAAAGAACTGAAAGTCAATATATCTCAAAATGAAATTGATAAAATTATTAAAGAATATAAGAAGATAAAGAGAAGTAATAAATCAAATTTGTCTCAAGTTAGGAAACTTGGATTAATTGATAAGCATGGAAATCCTTTGAAATAAATATACCAGCAGGAAATGCATATGCTGTCTACAAAATACCGACTCAAACTGGAGTTTATCTGTAAATGTATCGCAAATAATGAAGATGTAAAACTAGATGATATGATCTGGGCACAGAAACTTGCTAAAGCAAATACATCTGCTAATGAGATGTTAAAAATGGCAAGACGCCAAGCATCTCAAGATATTGAAGAGGGTAGTACAGACGATTTTCTGAATAGGATGGGTTTAGGAGATCCCGATCCATCCAACCATAAGAAGGGATTTACTGATGCTGACGATATTAAAAGTTGGTTTCACCAAGACAAACCTGATGACTGGAGACAGAGAGACTAATGCAAGCAGTAATTTATAGTAACGGTAGTCAAGAGTGTGAAAGAGCTTGTATGCTCCTGAAAAGTATTCACGAAGATTTTCATGAATACTTCTTGGATAAAGATTTTACAGATAATCAATTTCATGCTGAGTTTGGTGGTAATGCAGAGTATCCACAAATCTCTATTGGACTGAAGCATCGTGGTGGTCTCAAGGAAACATTGCATTATTTGAATAAACATAATTACATATGTTCGTGTTGATACGAAGACACTTGACTAAATAGATTATGAGGTCTATAATAGACCTATCGTTCATCCGAGATATCGGACGCAAGTAAGTCGCGCAACGGAACCGTTGATCCCATGATTGAATTTCTTTTATATTCATCACTCACCTGCCAACAAGCTGATGGAATTATCCTGAAGATGAAAGCAAACGAGAATCTCTCTGATGCTTTTAAGGTAGAGTTAGTAGAGACCGTTAAGGAATCTACACCTGAGTGCTATCCATGGGACGCAAACGACTAAAGGAACGGATTAAAATCCAACTACTTTAGGAGTACCTACAATGAATACACTAAACATGATCAAGAAGCAGATCAACAAAGCATCTGCTATTCACGACGCACAAGTTCTTCACACCTCATATCGTGGTGTTGAGTATGCTACTCGTTGTGTAGAAAGCAAAGAGTCTCACGGGACTTTCTGCTATCGTGGTCGTACTTACGTAAAGTAAGTTTTAAAAAATTGAATAGTGTTAAATGAGAGGGAAACCTCTCATTTTTTATGTCTGAGTATAAACTAGTAGGCATAAATTTTTGTTTCTCAATTGTATGGATTTGAAGACAAATTGTATATATAATGATAGAATTGGAGAGTTGAGCAAAGTGTAACTAAGTAGATTTTTATTATGAGTAAATTAATTTTTGGAGGATATTATGCATAACCTAATTTCTCACAATCAGCTGGAAGGATGGAAACAAAATGTTTTAAAACTTGAAAGAACAATAGACAAATCAATAGATAATTGTGATTTGTTGAACGATTATTATGATTGTTTAATTGAATGCGATGATAAACAATCTATATGTAAGCGTGTATGTAGGAGGATGTTAAACTAATTCTTTTAGGTGGGGTTGACAACCCCCTTTTTTATGCGTATAATTATTTGACAATCTTTTAGAATATGGATAAGGAAAAACTTAAATTAATAGTAAGGAATTTAAAACTACTTGTTGATGCTCTTGATTCTGAAGTTTGTTCAGATACAAATGCATATAAGACTAATCAAGAAAACTTTAATGATCCTGGTGCTGGTTATATTTTAGATTACGATGAAGTATTTGAGGATGATGATGGATAAGATAGATACGCAGGGGATGAGTGTTCCTAGTAGTGGTAAAACATCATCAAAGAAATTCTATCCACCATTGGTGGCACCAAAAAGAAATGTCTTTACTGATTTAGAAAGACGAGAACTAAAAGAAATTATTAATGAGGCACTTGATGAGCGAGAACAACGTAAAACTGATCAGCGTAACTCCTGATGCAGAGAAGCACATGGCATACTGTGCAAGAGTAAGTAATCCAAATAATCAAGAGAATGAAAAGTTTTCTGGACTCCTTAAGTATTGTGTGAAGCATCAACACTGGAGTATCTTTGAGCAGGCATATATGACTCTGGAGTTGAATACTACTAGAGGAATTGCAGCTCAAGTTCTCCGCCATCGATCATTTACATATCAAGAATTTTCACAACGATATGCAGATAGTTCTTTATTAGGATCAGAGATCCCTCTGCCAAAACTTCGTAGGCAAGATACCAAGAATCGTCAGAATTCTACTGATGATTTGGATCCCTTTACTGTCCAGAGTTTAGAGATGCAGATGAAAACTCTCTTCGATTCTTCTATGGCATTATATCAGCAGATGCTTGAACGTGGAGTTGCAAAGGAGTGTGCTCGTTTTGTACTTCCTTTAGCATGTCCCACCAAAATCTACATGACAGGATCAGTTCGTTCATGGATTCATTATATTGATCTGCGTTCTGCAAATGGTACACAGAAGGAACATATGGATCTTGCACTGGGAGCAAAGAGAATCTTCTGTGAACAATTTCCTGCTGTTGCCGAAGCAATGGAATGGGTTTCATAAATATTTACACCAACAATTGAACTATGCCAACATACCCTGTTATTAATTTAGAAACAAAAGAAAAGAAAGAACTTCATATGTCTATGAAGGCATATTCGGAGTGGAAGGATGAGAATCCTGGATGGGATAAAGACTGGTCGGAAGGATGTGCAGGACAATCTACTGAGTTTAAGTGGACTGGTGAGGCTAATTCCAATGGATGGAATGAAGTCTTAGATCGTGCATCTAGACAACCAGGTGCAAACATCAGCAAAAACCGATACTACGGTTAATCCTTCCAATCTCTTATAGCATATGACCTCAAAAAGAAAGTCTCAAACACCAGTAGTCCCATTCGGGATGAGCAACAAGCATATGAAAAGAAAGAAACCAATCAATGCAGACTTGATGAAACCCATCGAGGCTCTAACAGAAAACCAACAAGAACTTTTTCGTTGTTATAAAAATGATCAAAACATTGTTGCTTATGGGTGTGCGGGTACTGGAAAGACCTTTGTAACCCTCTACAATGCTCTTAGAGATGTTCTTGACCCTAAGACTCCTTATGAGAAGATCTACATTGTCAGGTCTCTTGTAGCAACCAGAGAGATTGGATTCTTACCTGGAGACCATGAGGATAAGTCTTCTCTTTATCAAATTCCTTATAAGAATATGGTGAAGTATATGTTTGAACTTCCAACAGAGTCAGACTTTGAAATGTTATATGGTAATCTAAAAACTCAGGGCACAATTAGTTTTTGGTCTACTTCTTTCATTCGTGGCACAACTCTTGATAATGCAGTCATCATCGTTGATGAATTTCAGAACTTGAATTTCCATGAACTTGATAGTATAATCACAAGGATAGGAGAGAACAGTAAGATTATGTTCTGTGGTGATGCCACTCAATCTGATCTTGTAAAGTCTTCTGAGAAAACTGGAATTGCTGATTTTATGAAAATACTTAGAGTTATGCCATCAGTTGACATCATTGAATTTGGTGTTGAAGATATTGTTAGGTCTGGACTCTGTAAAGAATACTTAATTGCTAAAATGGAAACTATTGAATGAACTTCACTCATCATAATTATCTCGGTGATCTTGAACTAAACAAAAAAGAAACAAATGGCATCCGCTTGTACAATCTTCCAGATGGACAGTGGGTGCCTTCTATTACATCCGTAACTTCTTTTTACAATCGACAGATCTTTGTAAAGTGGCGTAAGCGTGTTGGCATTGAAGAAGCAAATCGTATTACTAAAAGAGCAACTTCTCGTGGAACAGATTTCCATGCCGCAACTGAACTTTATATGTTGAACAAAGACATTAACTGGGATGACTTTCGTCCTCTTACTCAGTTCATGTTTCATCATGCTAAACCATATCTAGATAAGATAAATAATATACATGCTATTGAAAGAACTTTATACTCAGAGTATCTTGGTTTAGCTGGTAGAGTTGACTGTATTGGAGAGTACGAAGGAGAACTTGCAGTCATTGACTTTAAAACTTCTGATAAAATTAAACCAGAAAAGTGGTTAGAAAATTATTTCGTTCAAGAAATGTTTTATGCAACTGCTTATTATGAACTGACTGGTATCCCCATCAAAAAACTTATCACTATTATGGTTACTCCTAGTGGTGAGGTTGAAGTATTTGACAAAAGAAACAAAGGGGATTATATTAAGTTATTGGTTCGATATATTAAAGAATTTGTATCTCACAATCTTAGGACAGAGAATGGAGAATGAACTAGAAAAAGTATTAGAAAGTAAATTCTTTTGCCCCTCTCGATTCGCACAAGAAATAGAATCTCTTGTGCATGACACTGACAACATGAGCTACATCGATGCTATTGTTCACTTTTGTGAATTAAATAAAATTGATGTAGAGTCTGTTCCAAAACTAATTTCAAAACCTTTAAAGGATAAAATAAAATGTGAAGCAATGGAACTTAATTTTTTGAAGAGAAGTTCCAGAGCAAAATTGCCAATATAAAATAATACTTTTTGATGATGCCTTTTGAGTGCTATAAAACATACCTTGCAATGAAATCTCATTTCACCAAAGATTCGTATGATTACATTCGTTTTAATGGGAGATGTAGAGCATCCTTAGATGCATTTTATAAAAGAAGAGATAGATTCTTTTTTGAAAAAATGTCAAGACAGCATGATAATAAAGAAATTGAAAAATTCTTTGTTGCCAACTTTGTAAGTTGTGAAAATCCTGAGTCTCTATACATGGCTGATATTATAAAGTATGGAGATAAAAATTTTAAAGATTGGCAAAAAAGAACCCAATCTTTATCTTACAATTTTAAAAATGAAATAGATTTTCTTTTTTTAAATAAAAACTTTGACGAAATGTTTGCTATTAATGGTGGTCAACATCCACAATTAGTAAAACAGTATTTAAAAAATAAAGTTTCTATTGAAACACTTGTCATTCTTGATAGAATACTTGCATATAAATCTAAGTTTGATAAAAAAATGTCAGATCCTGTATGGGATCAGATATCTAGAAGAATATCTAAGTATTCTCCATTCCTACATATAGATGTATTTCGATATAAAAAAGTTCTTAAGGGTATTGTTCTGGAGGGTAAATGAGTTTTTTTGATTCTGAACTTGTTCGTGCAGAGATGACTGAAATCAGTGAACTTCAAGATGAAGTTTACAGAAATGTTTTTGTATTCTCTTCTATGAGCGCATCTCAAAAGACAAAACATGTAAATCTCTTGGAAAAACTTTTAGATAAGCAAAAAATTCTTTATGCTAGATTGAGTTTATCAGAAGATCCAGAAGCTATTGAAATGAAAAATCGTATTGTTGAATCTGCTAAACTGATGGGGTTGCCATCAAATGTTGACATGTCAACCGTATTTAATAATATGTCTAAAATGCTAAACATTATGAAAACTCAAATTGACAACACAGACGATACCGTATAGAATATCGAAGTACTCACACAAGCCAAATCTAAACAATCTAAAAAAATCTTATGTCTTTTTCAAATCTTAAAAAACAGTCCTCTCTTGGTTCTCTCACTTCTAAATTGGTAAAAGAAGTTGAGAAGATGAACAATACTTCTAGTGGAGGCGATGATCGTCTCTGGAAACCTGAGATGGATAAGACTGGTAATGGTTATGCTGTTATCCGCTTCCTTCCTTCTCCTGATGGAGAAGATATTCCATGGGCAAAGATGTACTCTCACGCCTTCCAAGGTCCTGGCGGATGGTATATTGAAAACTCTCTGACTACTATTGGTCAGAAAGATCCTCTTGGTGAATACAATCGTGAACTGTGGAACAGTGGTAGCGATGCTGACAAAGAAACTGTACGTAAGCAGAAGCGTAAACTGTCATATTATACAAACATCTATGTTGTGCAGGATAAAGCAAATCCTCAGAACGAAGGCAAAGTCTTCCTCTACAAATTTGGTAAGAAGATCTTTGATAAAATCATGGAAGCAATGCAACCTGAGTTTGAAGATGAAACTGCTATCAATCCATTTGACTTTTGGGTTGGTGCTAACTTCAAGTTGAAGTTGAAGAAGAAGGATGGCTATTGGAACTACGATGCATCTGAATTTGATCGTCCTTCTCCACTTCTAGATGATGATGATGCACTAGAAGCATTGTGGAACAAGCAGTATTCATTGACTGCTCTTACTGGTGCTGATCAGTTCAAATCTTATGAACAACTACAGACACGTTTGAAGATGGTTCTGGGTCAGAAGTCTGCACCACCACGTTATGATGAGGAGACTAACAACGAAGATAATGATCGTGGATCTTATAGTCCAGATTTTTCTTCTCGTTCACAAAAGTCTGAACTTCCTGAAGATGTCAGTGCTCAATTAAATTCTTTAAGTTCTTCCAAGTCTGTTGACTCTGATGAAGATGATGCTCTGTCATACTTCCAAAAACTTGCTGAGGAGTAATGGATAGTGCAGTTCATGCATGGAACACCATGAGTTATGGAGAAGGATTTCTCTTCTCCATCTGGTTGTTGGGGATGTATTACATCAAACTTAGGATGGACAAATACTTTCAATAACTTATTGATATAATCTAATATTATCAGCAGTCTTTAAGGTTTCACTCTTATATTGAGTGGAACCTTTTTTATATGCCATCAATTCTTCAAGATCATCTTTTACAATATTTAAGTATTTTGGTTTGAGTAAAAATATATTTCGTTTAGTGTCTTCTATTTTTTCTTCATACTCATAATTTGTGACTGGAGTTGCTATGTCAGCAGTTAAAGTGATTCCATTTTCTAAACCTAGGTCAAAGTATGTAAAATTATATGGAGATTGTATATGCAATCCTCCAGGAAACATGATAACTCCCGCAGAATTTTTAATTTCTAGTGATTCATAATGATGAATACCATTATATAAAGTATCATAGTCTCCATATTTGTTCAACAAAAAACTATCAAAGTTGTTCTGAACAAGTGGCCATTCTGTTTGAATGTTAAGTATATTGTTTGATAATAAAACAACCCAATCTAATTTAGAATCCCCATAAAAATCAAACGCAACATTGTCGGGTCTATCATCACCTTGAATTTTATATTTTTCAAATACTGAAACATTTTGTATGATGTCTTCGCGAAGTTTTCCTCTTTTAAAAAAGTTTTTTACTACAAAGTAATCACCAATTTTTGCATTAGGAAGTCTGCTAACATATTCAAAATTTGGAACCTGATTAAAATAGTTTGACATTTTAGAAACCTAATGATTGATCGTTATCATCTTCATAATCATTATTAAATACTGGTTCGAGTTCAGAGAATGTTAATGACATCTGATATGACGCCATAGTTCCATCATAATATGTTGCATAAGAACCTTCTGGCGTGTACTGAACATTGCATGATTGTAAACCACACTCTTTTATTTTTCCAATATATGGATGATCTTCTCCATCTGCTCCTCTCAGTTTATATTGAATTTTAAATGTATGTGGTGATTTTAGAAATAGATTGGAATTCGATTTAATTGGACTCATACCTTGTTTGAAAAAACGAATGATACGAATCACATTCTCTGCTTCTTTTTTACTTCTTGGTGAAAGTTTAAATGAAAATGTAAATGGTCTTAATTGAGGACCTTTAAACAGGAGTTCCATATTTGGATTGATAACTGCACCCACAGTTCTTGATAACAAGTCTGATCCCTTTCCAATAGCAGCACCGGCCATCAATCCTGCTATTGCAGTTTTTATCTCTCCTTTGTTTCCTTGTACAGCACCGAGAGTATTTTTAACTGTGCCTTTTACTCCTTCCATGTCTCCTGATATTGCTTTTAAGGCGGCTATTCCTGCCGCAATTTCTAAGGGATTCATAGTACTAGATCCCCATTGAACAGAATTTGTGTCTTGAATATTTGATGGAATTGGAAGAACAACACTTCCTATTGGTGTTCTGTTAGAATCTCTATCTCCAAAACCAAATTGTCCACTAGATGACGTAATATTTTTTGGTTCGTATTTTAACATACTAAACATGATAATATCTTGTTTAGAGTTTCCTAGACCTAGAGGATATACTATATTTTTACCAAATTTATTTCTTGCAGGTTTTGATTTTTTGGTTTGTTCTAAACTTGGGTTTGAATTATCCCCTGTCTCTGGTGGAGTGTTTGCTTTATTTGGTTGACCTTGTGCTTTATTATATTCTTTTGCATCCTGTGATTTTTTAACAAACTGTCCTCTCATGGACTCCATTTGATTTTTTGAGGCATTATTCAATCTGCTTTCATTTTGCTTTACTTTTCCGCTAGCATTATCATTAAAGGTCCATTCATTTACACTATCTCTAGTAGCAATTACTTTTCCACCTGCTCCTTTTGCATCACTATATTGCAACATATCAACACTATAAGTTCCATCTGCCAACTTTGTAGTTCTTGTTGCAGTATAAATGGTTTCTTTATTTCTACCCTGCCCTATAACCACAGGACTTGGCTTACTTGTGACGACAGTCATCTATGCCTTTTTTATCTATTTAGTATGTATCTTTCATAAGTTTGTAAGGTATAGAAAGTAAGTCTCCTAGTTCTTCATAATCAACAATATAAAGTTGACCTGCTACTTCTTCCCAAGTGTAATTTCTATATTTTCTAAGGTGAAAATTTTCTCCACGAAATCCCCAACGAAATACTTCTGTGCAAGCAATCAATGGATGTTGATCATATTTTATACGAGGTGTCTTTGCATTATAAACAAACGTATAAAACTTTCCTACCTCTGGTATTGGTGTGACAGTATCATTTAATACTTGCATAATTTCAAGCATCATATCTTCCCGATCATTAGTTTTGTTATTCAGATCTGGAATGAGTTGTTCGATACGGTTCATTTGATTCCTAGTTCGTCTTCGGTTATAATTTTAAATTGGATTCTTCTGTCTTCACAAAACTCAACTGCTGCTTTCCACTTTGCTTGATTGACTGCATATGTTTTGCATTCATAAATGTAAGATTTAGTTTGTCTCTTTGATCTTTTTGGTGGCGTTGTTTGTTTTTTTGGTTTAACTTCAATTACATATGTCTTAATTGTGCCATAACTTTCTTTGACTTTCATTATGAAATCTGGAAAGTACTTATGGACTCTATTGTCAAGTGGTGAAATATATGGGATATAAAATTCTTCACTACCCCATTCAATAATGTTTTCATTTAGATCACAATATCTACAGAACTTTCTTTCCCAACTACTTCTACATATGATATTATTACAATCACCTTTATATTTCTTTGGAAATGACGGTTTGTATTTACTTTTAATACTTTCTCTCATACATAATATATAAGGTTAAAAATTATTTATAAATGCCTAAGAAAAGGTCAATCTCAGACATTAAATCAAATCTACTTAGTCCTGCACTATCTTCTCACTTTGAAGTTGAGATAGGACTTCCTAATGCAGAATTTGTTCAAAGAATTATTGGAGCAAATCAGGATAAATTAAACTTGATGTGCTCAGAAGCTACACTTCCAGGATCTCAACTAGCAACTTTAGATATCAAAAACGATTTTACTGGTGTAAGTGAGAAGCATGCATACAGAAGAATGTTTGATGATAGAATTGATCTGACATTCTATGTTGATGCTCAAAACTATTTGCCTATTAGATTTTTTGAAGCATGGATTCGTTTCATTACAGATGAAGATAATGAAATTAAAGAAGGTGGAAAAAATCCTCTCGACCCAACATATTTTTATAGAATGAGATACTCTAATGAATATACATCTACTGGATTAAAAGTAATTAAATTTGAAAGGGACTACAGTAGTTCTCTGCAATATGAATTTGTAAAAAGTTATCCTTTGAGTATCTCTTCTATGCCAGTTTCATATGATTCTTCATCTCTTTTAAAATGTACTGTATCTATGACTTACATTAGATATGTTACTACGCCTGGATCTGGTACTGATCCAAGATCATTGACACCTGCAGCAGCAGCGCAAGCAAATGACTTTCTCACTACCATCGGAGGTATTCCTCAGTTAGTTGCTAATGCTGCAGGAAATGCAGTTAATAATCTTAGACGAGACTTTGAAAATTCTATTAATAGTTTATTCTAACTTAAATAAATATTGTTACTGAAATATTTTATAGGACATTATGCCTTTACCAAAAATTGCTACGCCCACTTATGATCTTGAATTGCCATCTACAGGTAAAACAATTAAGTATAGACCTTTTCTTGTAAAAGAAGAGAAGGTACTTGTCATTGCATTAGAAAGTGAGGATACAAAACAAATTAGTAACGCAATTAAATCAGTCATTTCAAATTGTGTTTTAACTAGAGGTATTAAAGTAGAAAATCTTCCTACATTTGACATTGAATATTTGTTTTTAAATATTCGTGGAAAATCTGTTGGCGAAGAGTTGGATGTAAATATTATTTGTCCAGATGATGAAGAGACTCAGGTAGCAATTAAAATTGATCTTGATGACATCAAGGTTCAAAAAAATGATGAGCATAGTAATCAAATTAAACTTGATGATAATTTAATGATGGAATTGAAGTATCCTTCATTGGATCAGTTCATTAAAAATAATTTTGATTTTGGTGATAAGAATGCAATGGATCAGTCGTTTGATTTAATTGCATCTTGTATTGATAAAATTTTTACTGAGGATGAAGTATGGGCCACAGCAGATTGTTCAAAGAAAGAAGTAAAAGAATTTCTTGAGTCTATGAACTCTTTCCAGTTTAAAGATATTGAAAAGTTTTTTGAAACAATGCCAAAACTTTCTCATACATTAAAGGTAACAAATCCAAACACTGGGGTTGAAAATGAAGTTGTACTTGAGGGTCTAGCATCTTTTTTCGCATAGGCATGATCCATATGGATCTTGAGAATTACTTTCGTCTCAATTTTGCCCTGATGCAGTACCATAAATACTCATTGACAGAGATTGAAAATATGATGCCTTGGGAACGAGACATCTATGTTGCATTACTGCAACAGCATCTTGAGGAAGAAAAATTAAAGCAGCAGCAATCAAATGGATCTGGATGACCTCCTTAAATCAATAAGAGAAGAAGGTCCTAGTAAGGGTGGATCCATTTCCCCTGCAAAGTTTTTTGGCGAAGATAGATATCAAACTTACCTTCAAGAAATAACATCATCAGGAACTGTTGATGGTGAACAATTATCTCCATCAGATAGAAAGGAAGCATTTAAAAAGAGAAATGATAAGATTGGGTTTCAAAATTTTGTAGATAAAGTCTTAGAGAAAAAGAAATCTAAAGATGATATTGAAAAATCCAAATCTCAAAAGTCACTTCCAGGTAGTGGTGCAATTGTAAAATCACCTAAACCTTCTCTAGCAAATTTTATTAAACCTACTAAGTCTGAAGAGATTGGTGAAAGTGAAAATAATCAAGAAATTCTGAAAGATATACTAAAAAATATAATATCAATTAGAGAATCTCTTGGGAATCAAAAAAAATTAGAAGATAAGAGTAATAAAAAAGAACAAAAAGATTCTGAAAAAGAAAAAAGATCTAAGAAAGAAAATAAATTAGAATCAAACGTATTCAGAGGAATTAAAAAATCAATATCTAAAGTCCTTGCACCTGTCAAGGGCATGTTTGATAAAATTTTAAATTATTTAAGTACAGTATTTTTAGGTGCAACTGCGATTAAAATTTTTGATTGGTTTACTGACGACGAAAATAAAGAAAAGATTAGTTCAGTTTTTAGATTCATCAAGGATTGGTGGCCTTCCTTACTTGGAGCATTAATATTATTTGGTGGAGCACTACTTGGACCTATAGGATTGATTGCTGGTATAACTGGATTAGCTATATTCTTTATTCCAAAATTAATTGATGCAACAAAACAACTTTTAGGGTTTGGAAGTCAAACTGAGGATGATGCTAAAAAAGCAGAAAAGGATTTAAAAGCAGCAGGTGATGATATCAATGTTGATAGTATGCTTCCGGAAGAATTAAAAGAAGCAGATAAAAAATTAGAAGAGACTAAGAATCTTAAAGAACCTGTTCAAATGAATAAAGGTGGTTCTGTTCCAGGAAGTGGTCCTAATAAAGATACTGTTCCTGCAATGCTCTCACCAGGCGAGTTTGTGATGAGTAGAGGTGCTGTTCAAAAATTTGGCACAGGAACTTTAGCAAGTATGAATACTATGGGTGGGGGAAGTAATCGCCCAATGATTTCTAATGGCACTTTATATGCATCATCTGGTGGGGAAGTTCCTACAAACAAAGAACCTGGTGGTAGAAATAATGTAAAACCAGAACCTTCTAATGAGGGACAAGCATGGTGGGACTTTTTAGGATGGGCTGGAACTGGTAATAAAACCAGTATGAATGAAAAAACTTCAAAAGGAAGTAGTGGTGGAAGCATCAAAGGTCTTAGCGGGCAAGATTTTAGAGACTTGGCATTTATTGTTAGTGCAGAAGCGCAGAGAGATACTAATGATGAATATGGAGTTGCTGCTGCAGTTCTGAATAGAGTTGCTGATCCTGCATGGCCAAATACAATTAAAGCAGTTGGATCTCAGGCAGGTCAGTTTGAGGCTGTTTACAAAGGCCTTGCGAAAGATGATCCAGAGTTAGCAGAAAAACTTGGATCTTCTGATGGGCAAGCAAGAATTGTAGAAGCAATGAAAAAATTAAAAGGTAGAACTGACTTTAAAGGAACAAGTCAGTATGGAAATATGGGACCTGGTGATGTAAAGTTTTCAAGTCGAGGTAATTTTTATCATTATAAAGAGCAAATAGGAAAAAATGATCCTCCACCAGCACCACTTCCATCCTACTACACAAAGTTTATTGGGACTGGTGGACCTTCTGTGACTCTTGCTGACACAACTGAATCGAGTGGTAGTTCTAGTATTGCTTCTAGTAGTAGTTCTAGTGGTGCAGGGAGTATTACATCTGCAACTCAGAAACCAAAAATTTCACCTCCTACATTGAAGTCTGCAACTGCTACTATCTCAAACCTTAGAGATATAATTAATGGTGACTTTATGGAATCTTCTGAATCTGGTGTCGCAGCTAGTAATGACATACCAGAATTTGCTGCAGATGCTATGAATTCAATAAACAAAATAAAAACTTTGGGGGTAGTGTAATAGATGTCTATAGACTCTAAAAAACTATTACCTTCATCTAAGGGTTCTTCTTCTCTTGCTATAAAGAGATCGACAATAAATATTGAAAAATTAAAACCAAATCTAAAAACAAAATCTGGTGAAAATTTAGAATCAAATACTATTATTGAAATAAAAAAAGAAACTATTAGTATAGATAAATTTTTAAAGAAATCTATTGATACAAAAAAGAAAAATATTGCTAAAGAAAAAAGAGCAGACGAAGCAAGTAAAAGATCTAAAACAGAAGAAAAATTAGAAAAAAAGAAAGATACTAAAGATACAAAATTAAAATTAAAAATACCAGTTCCTTCATTCTTTGATAGAATAAAAGATTTTATTTTGAATGTTGCCTTGGGGTTTGGATTAGTTAAACTTGTTGAGTGGTTTGACAGTGAAAAAGTTCAAGGTGCCATAGAAGGACTTATGTCCATGGCAAACTTTGTGCTTGATGTTGGCGGAAAAATATTTGATGGACTAGTTACATTTATTGACTGGAGTTATAAACTCTATGATAATTTTAGAGGATGGGTTGGTGATACATTTGGTGAAGAGGGGTTAGAAAAGTTTGATACATTATCCAAAAATTTAAATACATTTTTTAATGCTGCCATCATTGGTGGACTTGCTCTTCTTAAGTTTGGATTTTTAAGACAAGGATTATTTGGATTAGTTGGAACATTTAGATCTCTTTTTAGACGTGGTTTAACAAGAGCTATAAAAAGAATAAGTTTAAAACTCTTGGGAAAAGGAGCAACTGGTGCTATAGGAAAGGGATTATCTACTGCATCTGGTGCTATAGGAAAGGGATTATCTTCTGCTGGTGGAAAATTAGCAGCAACAAAAGTTGGTAAGTTTGCTATAAAACTATTTGGTCCTGCAGCAAAAGTTATATCACCTGCCATTAAAATTGGTTTACCAGCAGCTAAAAAGTTCTTAAGTAGAGTACCAATTCTTGGTCCTATTATTGTAGCAATTGTATCATTGTTATCTGGAGAACCTGTTGGTCAAGCATTATTCAAAGCAGGTGGTGCTGCACTTGGAGGAGCACTTGGAACCTTTATACCCATTCCTATAATTGGTACTTTACTTGGAGAGATAATTGGTGCCTTTGTTGGAGATCTTCTTTATTATACTATTGTTAAACAGGATCCTAAGAAGGCATTTGAATTATTAAAGCAAGCATTATCTGGAATCTTTAAGGCAGGAGCTGCAGTAGGTAAGTTCCTAGGTGATGGTTTTGGTAGATTCTTCCCAGAATTTTTAAAGAAACATCCGATACCTTTGTTTGATGGTCTTGGGGTAAGGGGAGCTGCAACTAATTTTGCAAAACTGACAGGTATGTATGACTTCTTTAAAGATGTTGGATATGCTGAAGGAAAGGATGGTCAAATAGATAAGTTCCCAAATATATTACAACTTTATAATCCATTATCAATGGTTCCATTGTTAATCAAATCTTTCTTCCCTGAAGATCCGAATCAATCTTCACCAAACTTAGATCAGTATGATTTAAAACCAGAATCTAATGAATCTGGATCTGGATATTCTGGATCTGGATTGGGTGGGGGAAGGAGAGAAGGTAATTTTGATGTCAAAAAGAGTGGTGACATTGTTAATATAGGAAAGGATCTTGTATCTAAAGGATTCTCTGTTGCAGAACATCCAGACTTTACTAAAACTGCAACACCATCTGGTGGAGCATATACTCCAGGAGAGGGATCCGTATCTAATGTTCATAAAGGTGCTGGTCATTATGATGGCAGAGCAATTGATGTTACTGATTGGAGAGGTTCACTTGAGGACTCTAAGGCAAGATATCGTAGTGTTTTAGATTCAGTTTATAGTGATGGTAATATGGGAAATAAACTTCTCATTCATGATAGTTGGGGAATAGCAGATCAAACAGGAAAGAATGGCCCTGGAAGACATGGACACCCATCACACATGCATATTGAGGTGAAGGATAAAGGTGGTAAGATTGGTAAAGGTTTATTTGCTAACCTTGGAGGACCAGAGTTTATTCTTGATGCAGATACAACTAAGGCTCTTGAGGATAATGTTCCAGGATTCTTAGCAGCACTAAACAAAGCAGACTACAACGGTGCTTTAGGAGTGTTGAGAAATTATGCAAGTTATGAGGGGAATATGATGGAATTTATTCCGATTCCAGTTCCAACTAAATCTGAAAAAGGTAAATCTGGATATCAAAAATCATCTGGTGGATATTTTTCTGCATCTTCTAGTTCTGAAAGTGAATGGAATGAAATACTTTATGCTGGTTGTTAAATAGTAATACGAGGTACAATATTAAATGGCAAATTCCTTAACATCTAAAAGTTCTGACTCATCTTTCGTTAAAAAGATAGATATTGTTTCAAATAAAACTGGACAATCTGTCAGTGTTGTTGGTGGATTGATTAATTTAATGTATTATGAAAGTATTCTTAAGGATAGTGTACGTGCAACAGTAATTTTTGCTGATACTGGAAATTCTATTGATGGTAAGACTGCACTAGATGGTCTTCCAATTGTAGGTGAAGAAAGAGTATATCTAAAATTTACTGACAATAATGAAAACACATTAGATTTTAATGATACATTGGAAAATCATATGTACATTAATAATGTCACACCTTTTGGAGATGATTCTACAAAATCAGCTGTTCAACTTAGTCTAACCTCAAAAGAATTTATTATGAATGAAAAGGTTAGATTGAATAATAGATTTGATGGTAAAGTATCTGACCATATTAGAAGAGTATTAACTGATAAAAATTACCTTGCCACTAAAAAAAAGTTGGACATAGAATCAACTTCAAATAATTATAATTTTTGTGGCAATAATAAGAAACCTTATTACACTTTAAACTGGTTATCAAAAAATTCAGTATCCTCAGACAATCAAAAGAAGGGCAGTAGTTCAGGATACTTTTTCTTTGAAACTTATGAAGGATTTAAATTTAAGTCTATTGATGGACTTCTTTCTCAAGAAAAAAAGAAATCAATAATATATAACCAATCTCCAGATACCCGAGGACAGAATATACCTGAGGGTTATGATATTAAAGCTCTTGAATACAGTAAAGATAATGCTATTGACGTGCAAAAGAAATTGCAGATGGGAGCATTTTCTACTAGGACAGTTTTATTCGACCCATTCAACTGTGCATATCAAGTTATTACACCTAGTGCAGATCAAAAGAAATCGGCATATAAGACTGCAGGAAAGGACTTGCCAAAGTTGAATGATGAGTTTAATAAAAGTGGTAGTAATAAAGATTTTTCTAGAACAACATATATGCTTTTAGATAGGGGAACTCTTCCTACTGGTGGTGGAAAGGGGAAAGGAAGTGAGCAAGTGAAGAAGTCAGGAGAACAAAACTTTGAACCTCAATCAATACTCAATCAGTCAATTATGAGGTATAATCAGTTGTACTCTCAACAAGCAAAAATTACAATACCAGGTGATTTCTCACTACATGCAGGAGATGTTATATTCTTAGACGTACCAGAACTGCAGACAGATACAAAAAACGATGATATAAACAAACAAAATGGTGGCATATATATTATATCCGATTTATGTCATTACATATCACAAAGTGAGACTTATACTAAACTAAATCTTGTGAGAGATTCTTTTGGTAGAACAGGTAACCATTCTTAAAATTCAATTATGACAGAAAAAAGAACAATCGAACAACATATAGAAGATGATAAAAAACTTATTGATAATGAAACAACATCTCCACAAATGCGTCGTCATACTGTAGATGAGTTAGAACATCTTGAACGTTATGCTCAAGAACATGTAAAAGATATTGAAGCAGGAGATCATCATGACCCAACAATGTTTGAAATGTACTGTGATGAAAATCCAGAAGCTGATGAATGTAGAATTTACGAAGATTGATAACTAATGGAAGGTGGATCTTTATTTAATTCAGGTTTTTTAGGAGCAAGTTTCCTATGGTGGATCGGCCAAGTTGCTGATGATTCTGTTTGGAGAGATAATCATCTTTCTGGAAAATTTGAAGGTAAGGATACTGTTCCAGGATGGGGTAGAAGGTACAAAGTCCGTATCATAGGACTTCATGATAAGGAAGAGGAAACTATTCCCTCAGATCAACTTCCGTGGGCGCAGGTGATGTATCCTGTGACTGCTGGTGGTGGTCAAACAAATGCAAAACAAACTCCAAACATAAGACAGGGAAATTTTGTCTTTGGATTTTTCCTTGATGGGCAGGATCAGCAAGTTCCTGTTATCATGGGGATTCTGGGAAATAATGATCAAACAGTTCTCAAGACTAAAACTGGAACAACAGATTCTAATTTTGGACCCACAAGTGGATATAGTTCTGGGTCTGTTACTAAGGAATCTGCAGCAAGAGAAAAAGTACCTGACGAAGATCTTACAACAGAAAAACCAAAATCAGAAAACCAATCCAATGAATGTTCTCCTGCTCCTCCTGGAGTAGCAACAAATAAATTTGGATTACGTCCTGATAAAATATTAACCAATGAACAATTTGCTGATTCTAGAAGTGCAAGAGCAGAATCTGAAAGACTGGGATTAACTGGGCAGGAAAAAGAAGATTTTGTTCAGCAGAAAGTTGCTGATGGAATTAAAAATCGTTGCTCTCAGGCAAATTCTCCTAGTGCTCCTTCTTCTCCTGGAGCATCAATGGAGAGTGTTGGAAATCCTCACAGGTTAAGCGCAGCAGATGTGAAACGTGATGAGAAATATCAAGAAAAAATTGTATTGATGAAACCTGATGACATTGTGGGATCATCAATTAAAGCAATCCAAACTGCTTTGGATAATCTATTGACAAAAATAGATAAGTATATGAATGCAATATCAAGTTACATTGATGCTGTTTCTCTAGCATCTGGGATGCTAGATTTAAAAAAATTAATCCATCTTGTATCATGTGAAATAGCAAAGTATATGAAAATAATTTTTGATAAGGTTATGGAATATGCCTTGAAATTACTTAACAAAGGTTTAACAAAAGCAGTTGCAGCTTTACCATCTAGTATGAGATTTCAGTTTTCTGATATTAAAGAACAACTTTGTGAGTTAATCTTGTGTCTTTATAATAAGTTGACACAAAATTTATGTTCTTTAATTGAGTCGATGTTACTTGATGCAATTAAACCTGATGATATAGAGAAGCAAGCAAGAGACAGACTTAGCAATCCAAATCAAAAAAATACTAGTACACCAAATGTTCCCATGTGCTATGCAGAAACTTTAGTTGGTGATGTGCTGGCAAGTAAAAGAACTGAAATTGATAATGCAAATAATTCTTTATTGGAAAATGTAAATGCTTTTATTGACGACGCACAAAATCAAATGGCAGGTGTTAGTAATGCTTTGGGAGACATCAATGGAATGATTGGTGATATTGGTGGTAGTATGGCAGCTGCTTTACAATTTCAAAATATAACAATGAATATTTTTGGATGTGAGATCTCCGCAACTCCTGCAGTTTCTGATTTTTATACTTTTGGTGGAGGTGGTGCTGGTCAACCAGACTCGCAGTCTCCAAGTTCTAAGTCTGTCAGTGATGCTGCTGTTAACTCTACAAATACTGTTACTGCAGGATCCAACGAAAAACCATATGCAGAACCTCCTGCAGATCTGCCAGATCTTGATTTGTAATAGTCTCATAAATATCATTACGCTTGATAAAGTGCAAATATAGAAACTTATGTCGTTTAATATCTTCAGTCAACCCACGGATAATGATATTAAAGTTGGATATATTTCAACTGAGAGGGGTTTTATTGACGGAGTTTCTAAAAGAGAAGCTAACATTTATGCAAAGAGTAATCCAGGATCCACTTTTATATTAAAGACGAGAGAAAGTATAAGATATTTGAATATAAATGAAGTAAATTCATTAACAATTGAAGACTTGGGGGGAAATCAAAAAAGTTTATGTGAAGGTATTCAATTTGAAACAGAATGTGGTCCACCTAAGGCATATTTTTATGGTGGTGGTGGAGTAGGTGTTCAGGGAAATCCTATTGTTGGATCTGATGGTGCTCTTCTTGCCGTCGATTTAATTCGTGGAGGGCATGGTTATCAATATGCACCTATAACTGAGGTAAAGGATGGTTGTGGTATTGGGGCAGGGGCTGTAATAAGATCTGTGTTGGGAGATGTTGTAGAAAGATTTCAAATTTATGATCAGGAAGATGATTTTGAAAATTATATTATAGAGTCTGATTCTTCTGCAGGATTTGGAAGAAGATTTGGTGCTGATGGAAGATCTATCGGAGAATGGGATCCATCTTTATATGCTAGTTTATCTGATGATCCTATTCGTAGAGAGATACAGCAATATCAAAACTTTCTTCAGCAAAATAGTAAACCATGGTGGACTACTAGAAAAGAAATTCCATTAAGAATTACTGCAACTGATAAAGTTAATAAAGTTATTCATAAGGTTACTGATGAACCATATAGAAAATTTCAAGATGCAAAAGGTCCAGGAAATCTTCAGGCAACAATAGCTGCTGGATTTGTTTGGAACAAATTCATGAATAGATATGCAGTTTCTCCTGTTCCACCTTCATCTGCTCCTGGATCTGATTTTGCAACTGAATTATTTCAAATGGAATGGGAAGAAGACTTCCCTTATGATGGACAGTATAAATTTAGAGGAAATGGTGATGGTGCTATAAGAGATTTATATATTGATAATCAAAAAATCATGACATTATCTTCTTTTAATGAAGCACCCGCAAAAACAAGTAAGTATATTAAAGCAGGTGTTCATCAGATTAGAATTGATTTAAAAAATGGTGGACTTTATAAAGAACTCGTTGCTCCTGCACGACAGGCTCAGGCAGCTGTAACTCAAGAGCAAACTGTTGGAAGTATTTTCTTAAAAGAAGGTGGACAATACTTTGTACTTATAGGGGGGAATGATTTAGTAAAAATTAGATTTAGGTTGGACTTTGATGACGATCCAAACAATGCTGGAATTGCAGTTGATAATATAAAGGTGGATACAGAAGAAGGAATTTTATTTTTTGATAGAAAGAAAAAGAAAGAAAGGGGATCTGTTGAAAAATTTGGAATTTTTAGAGCAAATAAAAAATATAAAGTATCAATTAATGGTGCAGCATCTGGTTCTAAAAGTCCTGTAATTGTTAATACAGGACCAAATCCAAATCAAAGACAACAAAGAATCAATATGTTTGATTCTGATGGTAACGATGTAAATGCTAGATTTACGGCATTAACAGCAGAGCAACTTTCTGGAGCAAGAGTTGTAAAAGCAGCAGTCGCAGCACAATCTGCAAGGTTTGTTACCCAACCATCAAAAGAACTTTTTACTACGACTGATTTTATTAGTAGATCTAATAGAGTTTTGTTTAGAACAAACCCTTCTAATTTGTATGCTGATAATAACTTTATGAATTCATTTGGAATTACTCCGGTAAATCCAAATTCTATCGAAACAAGAACTCAAAGTTTTGTTGGAGCATATACTATTAAATGGCCTCAAGTAAATTTCCCAGACAAAAGTGTATATACTTTTGAGATAATGGCAGATGATTTTGCTACGATCACTATTTCCGGACCCTCACAAGAAGCTATTGTCATAGAGAAAGCAGGTGGTCCTAGAAGTTCAAAGTTAATTGTTTCAAAAACTATGAATAAGGGAAAATATGACATCACTGTTGTATTGGAACAATCTGATGATGGTCCATTAAAAGATGATAACGTTGGCAGAGTTGGCCAACAAGATAGAAATCCAATGGGATTTGCAATGACTGTGTTGGGATCAATTGCACAGTCATATGTTTTACAAAAACAACCCTGGAACGATAATCCAACTGGAGTTTCCGTTACAATTGATGCACCTCTTCCTCCAATTCCTCAAGAACCAATTCCTGCACAAGAAGGTAGATGCCCAAACAACCCAATCTGGACAACTAGATTTCCAACATCCTCTCAAAGATGGTGGCCAGTTTCATGGAGTGAAGCACTTGGAGCATTCGGTAAAGATAGAAGATTTTATTGGACAGATTTCTTTAATAGATATGCAATATCTCCTGTTCCCCCTTCAGGAGAACTTAATACTGATGCGGGAGGAATTGTTTTTACTAATTCTTGGCCTGTAGAAATTCCATATGACGGGTTCTATAAATTTGCTGTTCAGAGAGATAATATTGCAAAGATATTTGTTGACGGTAGAGTTGCATTTGATCTTAAAGGATCTGGTGATATTATATGGAAACATCATAGAAACAAAGTTAAATTTCAAAGTATATTTTTAACTAGAGGAAATCATACAATTTCTCTTGAACTTATTAATGCTAATACTGAAACCTTTAAATTTGTTACTAAAAAAATATTAAGATCAAAAGATTTCCAAGCACCTGCAACAATTACAGAGACTTCTGAGAAGAAAGAAGTTACTTTTTCTGTTACTACCTCCGCAGAGTTTGCAAACAGAATTGTAATATCAGAAATTGGACTTGACGAGGGAAAATCTTATAAGGGCCCTCAATTAAATTCAAATGTTACGAAACAAATTGAAGTTGGTAAAGAATATAGTGTTCAGATTTTTAGTCCTCAAAGTAAAGATGGAATTAGATTGCAGAGTAGCGGCAGTTCTATAAAAATAGAAGAAGATGACGATAATGATTTTACTGATTTGATTTGTACTCCAAGCGAAGGAGAATTTATAAACTTAAACAATGGATCTCAAAGTGCATCATGCACATTCATTGTTAAGGGTGGTAAAAAACAAAATGTTAGTGGTGGACTATCTGGTGGAGCATCAAGAGGTGGTGTTACTTATAGTGGACCTCCACTATTCCACTATAAGGATGAAAGGTGGAGTAAATTTATGAATAATCATGGAGTTTCTCCTCTTTTACCACCTCTAAATGCAGATAATCCTGCAATTAATGGAACAAAGGATTATACTTTTTCAGGAGTAGATTTTCCACTAACAGGACAATATGATATTTACTTACAAAGTGACAACATTGCAGAAGTATTTGTAAATAATGTTTCAGTTGCTAAATCTAGAACTTTTAAAAATCAACCCACAGTTCAGAAAGCTACTATTAGTGCAGGAAAATATGATGTTGTTGTAAAACTGGAAAATGTTCCAAGTGATACTGACATATTCTTGAGAAATCCAACAGGGTTTGGTTTGGTTATTCAAAAGCAGGTTAGAGTTTCTAATGGATCTAAGTCTTGGACACAAAATCCTGTTGCTATTTCTGCGATACTCATTCCCCCACCTTGTCCAAAATTAATTAGTGGAAAGGGATCTATCGTTGATGTTCTTGTTGATGATCCTGGAAATGGATATGAATCTCCTGCTCCAGATTTAAATCTAAATCAAATTTCCACATATCCAGTTTCCTTAAGACTAAAATCTATTGAAGTGGAAGATACTGGTATCAATTATAATTGTGGTACAGATGAAATTGTTATTGAACCAAGCAATGGAGCAGAACTCTCATATAGTTGCGATACTTTTGGTAGAATAACTAATGTGGATATTATAAATCCAGGATTGGGATTTACTAGATATCCTGATATCAGGATGGTTGGTCCGAATGGTGGTGCTGAACCAACTCCGGGTGTCAATGCAACATTTAGACCTCAGTTTGAAGTTGTAAGAGATCCTATTGTTGTTGATGAAGATAAACTAATTCAGGTTACTGACTTAGTTGGACTGAAACAAACTGGTTATATAGATGGACGTGCATATTTTGGTGCAGTATTCTATAAAAATGGAGTCAGTTATGCTGGATTCTATGAAACACCTGGAGATCTTGTTCAAGTATACAGAACTCTTCAAGAGAGCATTGATGCTCAGGTTACTACACCTCCATCTGCAATTCAAAGACAGGGTACAGACGTTACTAATAATGATCCTAGACTTGATATTCCCAATACACCAGAAAACTTAATTGACAATGATTAAATATAATATAGGATAAAATAAAATGCCAACATCTAGAAATTCAAAAACTGATAGATTGTCTGGGAGTTCTTCTCAATCAAATCCTTCAGATACAACTAAACAAAATTATACTGCCGTAACATATGGAAATGATCATGGATCACTTTCACTTGGACATATTCATAAACCGGGTGATGTAACAGCAGCAGTTTTGTTTAATACTCCTGATGGTCGCCATCAATTTTCGCTTGATAAAGATGGACAAAGAAAGGGATGGACATCATCAACATCTCCTGGCAATTTCCAAGTTGAATGTGGAAGTGATAATGAAGTAGCACAGGACAGCTTGATATTAGAGGCAAAGAATGGTAATATTATCATTAAAGCATCGAATGGAAAAATTAGAATGGAGGCTGATGATATAGAACTCATTGCTAGGGGTGATAATAGTCAAGGAAATGTTCAAATCACTGCTACTGAGACTATAAAATTAGATGCCAAAAAAATTCTTGGCAATGCTAAAAATCATTATAAATTATGTACTCCTGGAACAGGAGAAGTAGTTGCAAATGGTGTTTTAAAAATGTATGGATCTATCATAAGAGGAGTAACTGATGGTTGCGCTCTTAAAGATTCTAAAGTCGGTGGAATGAACTATCAGACCAAACAACAAGGAGCATAATAATGTCTTTTAATTTTGATGATCTTAACATAGGTGGACAACTAAAAGTTGGTGCAGGTCTTTGCATTGCTACTGGAGAGGGTCCAACAAAGATAAATGGATCTGCAATGATGGAAGGACCCGTTGTCACAGGAAGTCCAACAGTTTTTCCTTATCCATATGGGGCACTTAACGTTGGTCCACTAGTAAACGATGACGCACCTACACCTGTTGTTCCTGGTGGAATGTGTTTTGGAATTAATAATCCATATTCTTTTGCAGTTTCAGGTCCTTCAGCATTGATGGGTAATACTGATGTTGCAGGTAATGTGACAGCAATGGTTAATGTTCAGGCACAAGCAGAAGTAATTGGAAGTTGTGGTAGACATGTCTTGTCTCTTAAAAAAGATCTCCCTTTTGATATGCCACATCCGAATAAAAAGGGGTGGAGATTAAGGCACGTTTGTATTGAAGGTCCTGAGATTGCAGTTTATTGTCGAGGAAAAATTCCACCAAATGGTGCTATTGATCTTCCAACATTCTGGGATGGCCTTGTTAACAAAAACGATATGTCTATTAGTTTAACTCCAATTGGATGTTGGCAAGAACTTTTTGTTAAAGAAATTGTTAACGAAAGACAGGTTGTCGTTAGAAATAATGCAGGTGGTCCTATCAAAGGTGACTATTATATTGTTGCACGTAGACTTGATGATGATCTTGTTGTAGAATATGAGGGAGAGTCTCATGAAGACTATCCAAATGGCAATGAAGGTTATTCGTTTAATTTTGAACATAACTATGTTGAAGGTTTAATTAAAAATATGGTACAAGAAACAGTAAAAAAGGTTGAGGATGAGAATTAATGTCAATGGAATTTGCCCCTTCAAGTAGACCACCAGGTCCAGATTGTATTGATAGAGCTGCATGGGGATCACCATCTGCCATCGTGCCTCAGTATATTGCAAAAATTAGAGTAGAGAATGAGGATGACTATCCTAAGCAGGATGCATGTACTCCTTATTACTATTCTGCTGCAAAAATTGATGACTTTATCATTACAAATTCTTTAACTGGTGATTGTGATATTACTATTACTGGAGATATTGTAGCTTCTGAGGTAACTGCAAGTGGCATCACACTAACCTCAAGAAAAGCATTTGATATTCCTCACCCAACAAAAAATGGATATAGACTTCGCCACATTTGTCTAGAAGGACCTGAGTCTGGTGTTTATTTTAGAGGTAGAGTTACTAACAGAAATGAAATTTCATATCCATCTTATTGGAAGGGATTGGTAGATTGGACTACAGTTACTGTCAATTTAACTCCTGTTGGATCTCATCAAAATGTGATCGTAAAAAGATTTGATGAAGAAAAAATTTATCTCCAGTCACATGGTGGTATGCCCATCGACTGCTTCTATCACGTTTATGGTGAGAGAATGGATGGTGAGCGATTGATCGTCGAGTACGAAGGCGAGAGCATTGAAGACTATCCAGGTGATAATGGTCAGTATAGTCACAACCGGTAGGGTTGACACGCGCTCTCAGATGCGCTATAATAAGCAGGTAAACAAATGGACCACATGGAACAAGATTTTCTAAGCAGGTGCGTTGTCGATCCAGTGAAGCGTAAGTTTTATATCTACTCTGAACAAGGTGATGAGCGTGTGATTGAATGTGAAACTGTGGATCAGTTTATGAGTGTTCTTGAACTTTGTCGTGATCTTCTTGATGAGGAGACACTTGCGTATGCATCTCCACTCTGAGGGAAAATTGACTTTTAATTCCAAAAAGAGTGGAAAAAAAACTCCGGTAAAAATTTGCCCTGAGGGGTTTTACCAAGAAATACTGACTTGCTACGATTATGAGACCAGAAACCCGACAGTCTATGGAAATGTTATTCTCTGCCAAATGGAATCTCCCAAAAGCAGCAAAAAACTGCAATCTAACTGAAAAAGAGATGAAAATCACATTCAATGAATATTGTGTTTTTCACCAACCAACCTGGACTGGTGAAGGAGAGTGAAACAACTCTTTATCGTAGAGATTAGTGACAATGAATGTGTTACTCATGATGGGTACATTCAGATTGGCATCTTTAATCACTCTGTTGAAAAGCATCTAGAGTTAAATCCTTTGATTAACTGGCAGGTAACCTATTGGATGCCTGATCCATTCTGTATCCGATACAAAAGAATTAACTATCAGCATACTATGAAGGCGAATGAAGGTTCTCCTAGAACTGATAATGCCACTGATAGTCGCCCTAGAGATTTCCCCGATCAACCAGCTGAAAGGTTAGAAAGAACCTTGTAACTCATGCGAGTATGGCGGAATCGGTAGACGCACCAGACTTAAAATCTGTTGAGAGCAATCTCGTGGGAGTTCAAGTCTCCCTACTCGCATTGTCATAAATAAATTTGGGGTATAGGATAATCCCATGAAATATAGTATATCTACAAAATACTGCTGGTATAGAGAAAAAAGTCAAATAGTATTAATGTATTTTATACAAAATTCTCCTTTTACTTTTGATGATCTACCAGACTTTGTAATTCATGATCCTGAAATAATTGAGATTGCAAATATTGGAAAAGCATATGAAGAAGAAGATCTATATAGATCATCAATTTATCTCATGCTGGAAGAATGCAATCCACTATTATATGATCTAGAGTTGGAAAATCCAGAATTGCTCCCTATTGATTAATATTAAATAAAATAGATATGAAAATTAATTTATGGTATTCTAAAAGTATGCATCAATGGAGATGGACTCTTTCTGAAGAATTTGAAAGTGGTGTAACAAAAATAGGACAATATTCTGGTCAACAAACAAATATAAGACATGCTATGGAAGATGTAGCAAATACTGTAGAATATATACTTAAAGTTGACAAAAAAAATAAATCTTGATAAAATATATTCGGTGATACTAAAACCAGACCCTTCCGTGTGCTTCATAACCTCTCTAGCAATAGGGAGGTTTTGTTGTTTGATAAATAATCAAAATGGACTATAAGTATAATAAAAATGGGTCTCTCTAGATTAGATAACTTTCTAAAATCATCAAGGGGTACGATTCTTTACGTTAACCCCAATGACTTGGATGCAACAGATAGCATCGAGAATCAAGGTAATTCTCTTACAAGACCTTTTAAGACTATTCAGAGAGCACTGATTGAGTCTGCAAGATTTTCATATCAAAAAGGTCTTAATAATGATAGATTTGGTAAAACTACGATTTTACTTTATCCAGGAGATCATGTTGTTGATAATAGGCCGGGATGGATACCTGATGGAATTAATAATTATAGATTGAGAAATGGAACAACATCCAACGATTTTCCTCCATTCGACCTAACTTCAGTTTTTGACTTATCTGTACCTGATAATGACTTATATAAATTAAATTCTATTCATGGTGGCGTAATAGTTCCAAGAGGAACTTCTCTTGTTGGTTTAGATCTTCGTAAAACTAAGATTAGACCAAAATATGTTCCAAATCCAGTAAATGATAATATTGAGAGAACTGCATTATTCAGAATAACTGGTGGTTGCTATTTCTGGCAGTTTTCAATGTTCGATGCTGATCCTAATGGACAGTGCTATCTTGATTATACGACTAATACCTTTGTTCCAAACTTTTCGCACCATAAACTAACTTGCTTTGAATATGCAGATGGTGTAAATGGTGTCAATATCAATGATACTTTCCAAGTATATTCAAGTACCAGAACTGATCTGGATATGTACTATGAGAAAGTTGGATTGGCATATGGTACTGCATCAGGCAGATCTATCGAACCTGACTATCCATCTATTGGTTTAGATATTCAACCAAAAATCGATGAATATCGTATTGTTGGTTCAACTGGACAATCAGTAGGAATTTCAAGTATTAAGTCTGGAGATGGCATAACTTCGACCAATATTATCACAGTAACAACAACAGAGTCCGTTTCTGGATTGGATGTTGATACTCCATTCAGAGTTGAGGGAATTACTGCCTCTGGATATAGTGGACAATTTGTCGTAAGTGAAAGATTAAGTGCGACTGAAGTTGCATATCAGGTTCAAAATGCACCATCTAATCCATTACCAACTGTAACTGGTTCTAACTTAATATTATCTTCTGATACTGTAACTGGAGCATCTCCATACATCTTCAACCTTTCCTTAAGGTCAGTATTTGGAATGTGTGGTGTTTTAGCTGATGGTAGTAAGGCAACTGGATTTAAATCCATGGTTCTTGCCCAATTTACTGGTATTGGTCTGCAAAAAGATGACAATGCTTTTGTAAAATTTAATGAAACTAGTGGTGCTTATGATGACAGCACAGTTTCTGGAAATGAAAACTTACACACCAATTCACGATCAGTTTTTAAACCTTCATATAGAAACTTTCATATTAAGGCTATAAATGGATCACTTCTTCAAAATGTTTCTATCTTCGCAATTGGATTTGCAGAACACTTCGTCACTGAGGGTGGTTCTGACATGTCAATCACCAACTCTAACTCGAATTTTGGTGCTAGAGCACTTGTAGCTTCTGGATTTAAACCTAATGCATTTGCTCAAGATGATCTTGGTTACATCTCACATATTATTCCGCCAAAACAAGTTTCTATTGTAGAAAGTGCAATTGAATTTAATTCGATTGACGTTGCAAAAACTGTTGGAGTATCATCTATTGGATCTCTTTACCTTTATGGACAAAATAACCAAGATACTCCTCCATCGAATGTAATTCAGGGATATAGATTTGGATCTAGAGAAAATGATAAATTAAAAGTTCTCGTTGCTATTGGTGGAACAGTTACTGAATATGAATCTCGCATTGTAATGCCAAGATCTCAGGATAGTTCTAGTAAAGAATATTCAGTAAATTATAATGTATCTAACGTTTTGAGTTTTGATTCCACTCATAACTTGCAAAATGGAGAATCAATACGTATATTTGGTAAAAATGGACTATTGCCAGATGGACTTGACAATAATAGAGTCTATTTTGCCATTACCGATACAAATGATGTTGGAATTGGAAATACTCAGATTAAAGTTGCAAAAAGTTTATCAGATGCAGTATCACATACTGCATCAACTCCAAGCAATTTGACATTTAATACCATTGGAGATGATTTACGTATTGCAAGTAGAGTTAGTGATAAGTCCTCAGGAGATATAGGACATCCAATTCAGTTCGATTCTATTGAGAATCAGTGGTATGTTCAAGTTTCATCAGCATCTACAGACAATGCAATTTATTCCACAGTTAATGCACTGGGAACTGCATCTCTTGGATCTGCAACAGCAAGAACCTTCTTTAATCGCAAACTTGATAATAGAAATGCAGTAGATACGATTTATAGGTACAGATATGTAATTCCAAAAAATAATGGAGGATCTGTAGCAAGACCACCTACTGAAGGATTTGTTCTGCAAGAATCCGGTACTTCAATTGCAACTCAAGATGCAGAAATACAAACATATTTTGGATCTGGATCATTATCAAATGAGAATCAGCAGAGAAATTTTAGATTTGTTTCTAGTGTTAACTGGACAGGTGGAACTGCAAATGTCACAACAGAATTGCCACATAATCTAACATCTGGGTCTGAAGTACAATTAAATCAAATTACTAGTACTAATAATACTACTGGAGTAAATAATTCTGGATTTAATGGATCATTTGTTGTTTCTGGAATTACAAGTACTAGAACATTTACTGTTGGCATTTCCACAGATCCTGGTGATTTTACTAATAATGTTCATACAAGAAATACTTCTCTTCCATATTTCCAAAGAAAGAAATATGAAAACACATACTATGTTTATAGAGAATCTGAGATTCAACCATATGTTGCAGGAGAACAGGATGGTATTTACTATCTAACTACTGTAAATGCATCAAATTCTCCAAATGTGGCTCCCTTCACTGGAGAAAAATTCTCTCAACCAGTTAAGGAACTTTACCCACAAACAAACAGAGATAATCCTCAGTCTGATCCCGATTCTTCAGTAACTCATGCTTCATCTCAATTAATTGGTGAAACTAAAATTGATGATGTTCGCAAAAGTATTACTAAAGAAACTGTAGAGAAAAAATATCGTGATTCTGGTAGAGTTTCTGTTGGAGTGACTGATATTACATCATCTTCATCATCTGATCATATCATCTTTACTGATATTGATCATGGACTCAACAGGGTTACACGTTTAGGTATTTCATTTGCTGGATTAGGATATGGAAGTGGATCATCTGCAGATCTTTATAATGCACAATTAGTTTCTATTGGTGCATCAGTTACTGGAGATGGAGCAACTGCAAAAGTATCTGTCAATGCAAGTGGTGAGATCACAAATGTTTTTGTAATGAATGGTGGTAGTGGATATGGAATTGGTAATACATTAGCAGTTAAGGGACTTCCTACTTTTGGATCACCTAGTGATGCTGTTGTTGAGGTTACTAAGATTTATGATAATGTTGGTGAAGTTGTAAAAGTTGGAGGTATTTCTTCAGAAACATACAAACCATTCAATGATCTTTACAGGATTACAGAAGTACCTATTGGTATAGCTAGATCATTCAATGCTGTTTCTGCAAATACTATAAATTCTGGAGGATCTTCTGGACTAGTAAATTCTGAGACAACAAACGCATTCTTATATTCTACTGGAGAAGCAATTCGTGTTAATTCTATTGATTATGATAGATTTAGTGGTATTGCGACTGTTGGAACACAAAATTATCATGGATTATCAGTTGATAATGTAATACGTCTTACAGGTGCAAATGAACAGATTTATAATGGAAACTTTGTAGTTAATAATATTGTTGGTACTAGTGGAACATTCTTTACTCTCAATTTGGGAATTGGAACGTATTCTCCTACAGCAACAGGAACAATCTTTGGATATAGAACTAGTGGATCAAATGATGGAAATGTAACCACAACTAATGAAAATATAGATGGTAGAATGAATTCAATGTATGCTGGTATCACCACTACATTGGGAAGTACTATTGCTGACATTACAGGAGATGTTGTTGCTATTACTAATCTTGAGTCTCTGGACTTTAAGATTGGGGATTACTTCACTGTTGGTCAGGAAATCTTCAGAATTAAAAATACAGTTGGTCCTACAGATGTTTCTGTTGATGTATTCCGTGGTGTGCTTGGATCTGGTATCGGAACACATTCCACAAATTCTGTTATCAGAAAGATTGATGTAAATCCAGTAGAACTAAGAAGACATTCCATTTCACGCGCTTCTGGACATACGTTTGAATATGTTGGTTTTGGTCCTGGTAATTATTCAACTGCTTTACCTGACAGGCAAGATCGTCAAATTTCAGATCAAGAAGAACTTTTAGCACAATCTCTTAAGAGGGATGGTGGTATTAACTTCTATACTGGAATGAATGATAAGGGTATTTCCTATAATGGAAATAAGAAGATGAGTACCATTACTGGTCAAGAAGAAATCTTCGATACTCCTATTCAAACTGTAACTGGTGAAGATATTAGTAACTTTGAGGGTATTAATGTTATTAACCCAATTGAGGCACTCTTTAATCGTTCAATTAAAGTTGAGGGTGGATCTGATGGTAATGCCACTTCTGAATTTAGTGGTCCTGTTATTTTTAGTAACAAAATAACATCTACTTCGACTAAGGGAATGGAGGCTAACTCACTATTCCTTCAAGGAGATACAACTGTTTCTAGAAAGTATACTGTTGGAATTTCAACTCCTACTCTCGCAGGAAACCCTGGAGATGTTGTATATAATGCAAACCCAGATGATGGAGGTTATGTTGGTTGGATCTATAGTGTATCTAATAATTGGCGTCGTTTTGGTAGTGTAAGTCTTAATACTAATTCTGATATTGCAATCTTTGATAAAGTTGGAATTGCATCAACGACTATTGGGAATTGTACTCTTAAGGTTGGTTCAGGAACTTCATTGTTCTGTGTTGATGGTGATGGAGTTGGCATAGGATCAACTGCAAATGGCGAGAAACTTCGCATTATTGGAAATGTAGACATTTCTGGTTCTGTTGTTGCAGCAGCATTTACTGGAGATGGTTCTGGACTATCAAACCTTGCAAATGACAGTAGATGGGAAGGCGTTGCTGCTGGTCTTGGAACAGGAATTTATCCACAAGGAGTTCTACGGGTTGGAATTGGAACCACAAGACCAAATGATGATGTTGACTTGACTGTTGGTGCAGTTGGTTCTTCTGGAACTACAATGCATGTATATTCTGAAGCAAGATTTGTTGGCATTATTACTGCCAATGACGCAACAGTGACTGGATTCAGTACAGTTATTGGTAACTACGCGATTCAGAACACATCAGGTCAAATCATTGCGGGTATTGTTACAACAACAGATCTTGTCGTTGGAACTTCTGGAACTGTCATAACTACTAGTAGTGCTAACATTGGTGTTGGAACTGCAACTGCTAGAGCAAAACTTGATGTTGAGGGTCTATCAAGATTCAAGACAACGAGTGCAAATCAAATTGATACGACAAGTTCTTCTGGAGTTGTTACTCTGGATCTTGCATCATCGCAGGTCTTTAATTTGACTACAAGTGAAGATGTAACTCAGTTTACTGTACAAAACATTCCTTCTGATTGTAGTTCTTTCACTTTGAAGATCACTCAAGGTGCATCAGGTTCACCATTCCATACAGTTGATTTTGATGATGTTAGGGACAATGGTGGTAGTGCTCTTGCAGTTAGATGGCCTGGTGGAGGATTACTTCCAATTCTATCTCCATCTGCAAGTGGATTAGATATCTACACATACAAGACATTTGATGGTGGAACTACTTGGTATGCATTTGTTGTTGGACAAAACTTTGCTTGAGGTAATTAAATGAGTATAAGACAGACAATACTGGACCTTAATGGTCCAGTCTTAGGGTTTACCTCTCATCCAGTATCAACAACTGTTACTGGAATTAATTCTGCACAGTTTTCTGGTTTTGCAACAGCAACGTTTCCAGTTCAAATTCCAGCAAATCCTTCTGGCAATACTGGATCTATATCTTATCAATGGTATAACAGTAAATATGGTGCATTGAGTGATGGCACTCTTCAAGAAGCAACTCTTACTGGAACTGGAACCACAATATTAGTCATTGAAAATGCAGTTTCAAATGAACTTGATCAAACTGAATTTTATTTGACTGTTGATTATATTCCTTCTGCATATGTTCAACCAAGTACATCTCCAGTAACTGTAGGGACTGCAAGATCAACTCCAAATGCTGTAAATGATAATCTTACATCAAACTCTGGAATTTTGACAGTTAACCCAACACTTTCAATTACTCAGCAACCTCAAGAATAATGTCAAGAATTATAACACAGGGAAATCCTGCATCATTTACATCGGCTGCAGATGTTTCAGATAACTCAACTCAAGAGATTTCATATCAGTGGCAAGTATCTGGTGTTGATTTGGAGGATGGAGAGTCGGTTCCAACAAAATCAGAAATTAGCAGTTTTTTCTATTCTCCAGATGTTAATGAAATTGGACCTGCATTTAGTTCTTCGTCAAGTGCTGGTACAATAGGAACTAAAACTGCAATTTGTCCACCAAGTGGAACGCAAGGAGGTGGTTATAATAACTCCATTAAATATGAAGCTCCTCTTTTTGATACTCTATATTTTTCTGAATTTGCTGTTTCTGGAAATAACTGGACTAATTCTGGTTGGTTTGGTGTTATGGATCAGACCCATTTTACTCAAGGATATCAAGCATGGTATAGTAGTATTGGAGTTAGAATGTGTGTTTGGTTCAACCAACCCTTTGGATTTGGTGAAGCAACCGGAACAAGAGTTGAAGTAGGTTCACAAACTTCACGCTTTAATATTCTTAATAACCCAGTTGATGGTGATATTATAGGTGTTGTTGTAAACTCTGATGTTGGAGCAGTAAATTTATATAAAAATGGAGTATATCTATGTACTTTTAGAAACTTCAAGGCAATTGGAAAACAATTGCAAGTTTTTATTCAAAACGTAGTAGGTGGTAATAGTTCAAGTTCAACAACTTTATCATGTATTTCTCAAACTACTGCCTCATCATATGCTTCAAATTATTACTTTCCTTCAGGATCTGTAAGTCAAGATCCTAGTATTGGATTGAGTGGAGATACTGTAAGAGTTTCTGGATCAAAAACACCCACTTTAACTATTCAATCTGGTCAAGTTGATACTTATAATTTAAAGTGCAAAGTGACTCATCCAAGAGCAAATAATTCTCCTATTTTCACTGATGCTGTAGAACTAGATGTTGTTAGTTCTGCAGATAAAAATTTCCTCAATTTTGAGTATTATCCAATAAACAATGGAACTCAGGCAACAATAGAAACAGTTAATTTGGTAGATGGTGTAGAATATAAAATTACAAAGGACTCAAGTCGATTGGATCAAAATGATGAAGTTGACAAGTCAGGTTTTCAAAATATTGCATTTTATGCTCCAGATAAAGATATTGAAGTAGAACTTGAAATGCGTGGTTTGCCGGGAAATAATCTTTTTCTTGGCAATCTTTACAGAAATGGGGGAGA